TGTTTTTTCAATTTTTTCTACTACATCAGTAGCTCCTAAAACATCATATAGGTAAGCTAACTCTTCTTGAGAAGCTGATGCTGTTCTTATAACACTCTTAGTGCCATAATATATTGTTACTTTTTTTATTGCTTTATATGTTGCCATAAGTGTGTAAATTTTTAAACTAGATAAATCTAATAAATTTTCTTTACAATCACACATAAAAATATTTTAGGATGACTAAGAGTTTTACAGAGTTACCAAACCTAAGTAATATTTATGTTGTTGTTGCTGTTAAGGCTGCTGTGTCAACTACAAGACCAGCACCACTTGCAGGGTCATATTGTCTTGGTAGCTCGAATTGTCTTGCTAATAAATTGATTGTCAAACCATTTTGGTCTGCATAAGCTGCTCCTGTGCCACCTTCCATACTTGCTAAATTTAAGAAAGTTTGATTTCTAAAAGTAACATCTTCATTTGAGTATTTCTCACTCAAACCTACAACTAGCTTTTCATCATTAGATGTGACTACTATCGCCATCATACACTCATTGAGCATTGACTGTAACTCGTGCATTTTTGTATTATTTATTTGTGGTAACATAAAATTAAGACCACACTCAAATACTGTAGAACCATTTTCTTTAGTTGCATTTACTGTCAACTCAGCAGTTTCATTCTTAAATTCAAAAACAAACCAAGAAGCTGTTGAACCACCACCACTAACAATTTTTGTAACATCATGTTTAGCAGGGTCATTACTAAAACTTACCTCATCAGTTGCTGCAAAACTTCTTAGACAAATTTGTTTAATACCACCTGTGGTCTGTAGAGCTGAACAATCTATTGCTATACCTGTATCTATTGCCATGTTATTATTTTTTTAAAGTTATTAAAAGTAATATGAGAGGGTTTTTACACCCTCTCTAAATTACATAATTATTATATGAATATGTACCACTTATATAGTGAATCAAACATATATTGTACTCCTAACTTGAAGTAACCTCTTACAAACATTTTTTCTTCTAAATCATCATAGAATACTTTAAATGCTGATTCTGGGTCATTTACATCAGAACCGATAGCTAAGTTATCAGTTGCAACGTAACATATACCTTGAGTGTAATTAGTCGTTACACCACCTGCTGTGTTAGAAAATAAATCTGGGTCTGTATCTGCTAAGATAGTATCCCACTCATACATTGGTATTAGAGGTATTCCTCTGTAAGTTACTCTTGTTACTCCATCAATTTCGTTTCTTAACGCTAAATCTGCTGCTTTACCTTCTAATTGTTGTAGGTAAGTGTTATATATTAATGGTGTTACAAAGAATCTCTTTTCTGCTGCTGGAACTTGTTGAAGAGCTGCTGGAGCTTCATCATATAGTTTTCTTAATCCAGTCATAACTTCAGATAAACTTGGCTCATTGTCAGTCGCTGCATTGGCAGTAAATCTTGGAGCTGAACCAGCACCCATCAATTTCATCCAACCATCCATTTGTTTGTAGTCATCAGAAGCTGAAGCAGTGTCACCACCCCAAGCAATTCTTACTACATCTGAACCAATACCAGATACAGTTCTATTTAAGATTGCGTCTGCTAATAATGTTCCTTCTAAATTATTTACATCTACTCCACTCTTGTATAACTCCTCAATGTATGTTCCAAAAAACTCTTTTGAACATTGCTCAAGAGCTACTCTCATTCTTCCTGCTGTTAATGTTTTGTTTTCAACATTAAATGTAGAACCTGTACTTGATGAAGAACAGTCAGTATAAGTTCTAACAATTTTTTTAAGAGCTGCACTCGTATAGACATTAATTTTATGCTTAACATTAGGTATTACTCTATAGTTTTGCAAAATGTTGTCACTTTTGAATACTGGCTCAAAAAACATTTGATTTAAATTAGCACCCTCGTATGTTGCGAAAGTACCTTTTGCTGCTACATTTGCCATTTTTTATTTATTTTAATTAGTGTTTTAATTTATTTTTAATCATTTCTGCTAAACCATTGTAAAACTCTGTGTTAGCATCTACAACTTTATCTTCAACAACTGCTGGTTCAGTATCTTTTTTTATCTCTGTACCAGTAGCTTCTGCTTTATTTAATAAAGTTGTTAATCTTTCTACTTCTTCAGTTAAAGTTGCTTTCTCTCCATTTAAAGATGCAGCTTCTTCTGTAAGATTAGAAATAGTTTCGTTAGCTTCAGATAGTTTTGCTTCAAAATCTGTAAGTTTATTCATAACTTCTTCTTTGTCAGCAATAGTAATCTCAACGTCAGAAACAGCAGTTTCAGAGTTATTATCACCTTTTACCTTAGTAACGATTTCATCGATTTTACTGTTAAACCAGTTTTTTAAATCTTCTGTCATTTTACTACTTTTTAAATTACTATTTAGGATTTTATTTACTTTTTCATTTGTCATGTTCTTATACTGAGAAACATCTGCTTTTGCTGCAACCTTAATCGCATCAGATATTCTATCTATAAAACCATACTCAAACGCTTCTTCAGCAGTCATCCATGTTTCGTTATCCATTAAATCCATGATTTCATCATAGTATCTACCAGTTTTCTTAACATAAATCTCTGCTATTTCGTTACTTATCTTTTCTAGCACTCGTGCTTGTTTCATCATATCATTAGCATCACCTTGACTACTACCCCATGCGTTATGTATCATAAACAAAGAGTTTTCACTCATAACTACTTCATCAGCAGCTAGAGCTATAACAGTAGCAATACTTGCTGCAATACCTTCGATGTATGCAGTAGTTTTACCTTTTCTGTTTTTTATTATCGAGTGCATTGCCATGCCTTCAAAAACTTCACCACCAACACTATTGATATGTAAAGTGATGTCACGTCCATCCAAACCTTTAATGTCATCAACAAACTTTTGTGCTGTTATACCAAAAGTACCGATGTCATTAAAAATATAAACATCTGTCGATGCAGATGCTTCGTTTTTAATTTCGTACCATTTTCCGTTCATACTACAAAATTACTACTGAATTTATTTATTGATACCTAATTAAGGGAAAAAAAATTATGTTGTAGATACGTTACTAGACATTTGACTTTTTCTTCTGTCTTTATATACAATATTTTGTACTTGACTTTCACATATTTCATACTTTATAGATAAGTCCATAAATGTAGCAGTTCTATTACCTTCGTTATGTACAAGCATTTTATCAAAGTCAGTTATTATCATATAGTTTCTTAACCTTCTTTTCTCTACCATACCTCTTTCAACAAGATGTCTAAGTATATCTTTCGTAGTTGGGTCATTACCAAATCTTTTTGTAAGTTCTACAGTTAATGTTTCAATATACTCGTAAATTACTTTTGGTTTATTTTTTAGATTTTTTGGCACGAGTTTTCTTTTTAGGTGTTTCAATTTGCGTATCCCACTCTATATGCATTGTTTTAAAAAATTTAATTACTGCATTTCTACAACCAGTACAATTTACATCTTGTTTATGTGCTGGAAATAATTTATGCCATTCATCAAATAATTTATAAATGCAATCTGCCTTGTGTTGACCAAAACTTAAATTATACTTATCGTTTTCATTAAGTATATCTATAAAATATTTTTGTTTTTCTTTTGAGTATTTTTTTGCTATGCTTTGTATGTCTGTCATGCTACCATTTATCTATTGGACATTTACCAAAAAACTCTTTTGTTAATGCTGCTTTTGCATCAAGAAAGCAAGTGCATTTAGCACATCTTGCTCCTCTATCCCACTTTGGATATTTTAACATTAAAAAGTTTCTGTAAAAGTTACAGCTTTTGCATATATCTAATCTTCTCTGTTTTTCTTTTTTATCAACGAACATATGTTAATTTTTTAAAATCCTGCCTGACTTTGTATCAGACTTACATTATTTTGCGTATTAGTAATATCACTTTCTAATACATATACTCTACCTCCTTGACTCATAGCTCCTGCGAGTCCATTCATTCCAACAGCATTAAACTGATTAGTAGCAAATGATGGCATATTTAATAAACCACCATCTGCAAACTTTACACCACCTCCTGCTTGATTTATAGCAGATAGCTGACTTCTAAACATAGATGTACTACGTTTATTTATTACAGCTTCTCCACCTTCTAATTCTACTACTCTACCACCTACTGCAAACTTCTCACCACCATTGGCATGAGAATTACCATATACCATACCTCCATCTGCAAACTTTTGACTAGCAATTACAGCTACCTGTCCTGCTGTAGCTGCTATGATTGGTGGTATAGCTATACCTGCTGCCACACCTGTTTGAGCTAAAACTTGTGTAACAGCTAAAGCACCATTGATTAATGCTTGAGCTATAGACCTTCTTTGGTCTGCAATAAATTTATCTTTTTCTATCTTTCTAACCTCTTTGTCAAATTTATCTTGATTTATAATACCACTTTCTAATTGTTGTTGCAATCTTTTTTTATCTCTTTCAACTTGCTGATTTCTTACATTTTCTTGTATTTCGAAAATAGAATCTGCAGTTGATTGAGCCATAGATATAACACTCATACTTCTTTGCTCTTCTAATTTTTGTTCATCAGTATATTGCTTGAATCTTAACTTAGTTAACATATCATATAGTTTTATCTTTTCATCTGCTTCTAGGTCAACTAATTCTAAAGTTTTTTCTAACAATTCAATTCTTTTGTTTGTAGATACTTCTTCAAATAAATCTACATCTTTCCTTTTATCCATTATGTGATTCATTAATTGAATTTCCATTTCCATAAACTGCGTTTGCAATATTTGTGTTCGTGTCAGCTCTTTTGTAGCTTCTGTGGATTCATTTGTATTTGTTGTGTTTTGTTCTGTTTTCTTATTTAAATCTTCTAGGGTAATTCCTAATTCACCAGCAGCGTCTGTTATTTTCTTCATTTCTTCCTCACCCTTCTTTAATTCGTCTTTAAGTTTTGTAACTTTTTTCTCTGCAACGTCTAATGCTGAATTACTTGCTTCTATTACTTGAGTGCTTCCAAGTGTTGCAAATTTATCTAGATTACGAACTTTTGTTAATTTTTCCGTTTCAATACGTTGAGTTTCTGAGTTCTTTTTTTGTAAATCTGTCAAAACTAATTCTGCATCTGCTAATTCTTTTGCTGTTACTATATTCTTTTTTCTCTGTTCTTGGAGTAATTCAGTCATAGCTAAAATATTAATTCTATCAAGCAATGCTTGATTTGCATTATCTTGAGCAATTTCAAGCTGTTCTAAACTTGTTTTTTCAGTAATAATGTTTGGCAAATATTCACCATATTTCATATTTAACTCTGCAATCAATCTGTTTCTAGTATCTTGTTCTAAATTTTGTTTTTTTAAAGTATTAAACAATATATTCATTTCAGCAGAATCTTCTCTCAGTTGTTCTGATAATGGTGTATCAAAGAAATCAGTGATTGCGTTTTTTAAGTTTGCAAACATATCTACAAGATTTTTCAACCCTTCTCCAAATTTTTCTACTAAAACAATTTGTAAACCCTGTGTTGCTGATTGCGACCTTTTAAATGCACCCTCTAAAGTATCACCTACTATAAATGCCATTTGTGATGCTGCACCAGTTGCACCTTCTAAAGCATCTCTTAATTCAATAGTTCTTTGTCTACTTGTAATCATTTGCTCAAAAGCTGCTGCTTGTCTTAAATCTACAACTTCCATAATCTCTGCTAGACTACCACCTTCTTCTGAGAATTTAGTCAAAGCTGGTACTAATTCATCTAAGCTATGTAT